GGAGAAGCCGCCCTTTTCCATTACTATTTACAAAAAGGGCACAGCAAGACGGAACTGGAAAATTTAAACAGTTTGGAGCAGCTTTTCTATATAGCGTCAATGCAAGTAGAAATTGAATCATGGGAAGGGGTGAATAGCAGATGAGTAAAAAAATGAATGTCCTAATGATGTTGCAGGATAGATTTACGAAGCCGTTACAAGGAACTGAAAAAGAACTTGCAAAAGCTAAAATGCAAATCAAAGAAAGCTCGAAAGAACTTAATAAATGGGCAAAGACGGCAAATGACAAATTTAAAAGCGTTGCCTCATCAGCTGTAAAGTCAATAGGCAAGCTAGGAACAACTTTGGGTGCGCTTGCTGCCGGAACAGGATTTAAAGAGGCTTTTAATATGGAGACATATAAAGCACAATTGGAGACTGCCACGGGAGATGCACAAAGAGCGGCCGAGATAATGAAGTATGCAATTGATATGGCAAACAAAACACCATTTGAAGGCGGCGCACTTGTAGAGGCGGCTTCGAAATTTGAAGCCATGGGAATGTCTGCGGAAGAATGGCTTGGTCGTGCCGGAGATATGGCAGGAGCAACGGGAAAAGATATTATTCAAGCAACAGAGGCGATAATTGACGCACAGTCGGGCGAATGGGAACGAATGAAAGAGTTCGGAATCAAGGGCGTTAAGGATATGGATGAACTTGTCGGTGTAATGAACAGTCGGTTTTCGGGAGGTATGGCAAAACTTTCAACAACAACCAAAGGTCTGTGGTCGACAGTTACCGGAGTTGTAAAAAATTCACTCGGAAAAATAGTCGGGATAATGGACGACGGAACAGTAAGGCAGGGAAGCGCACTGGATATTTTGAGGCAAAAAATATCAACACTGGCAGATACATTGGTAAAGTGGCAGAATGACGGAACTATTGAAAAGATAGCGCAAAAGGCAACGGAGGTGCTTGGAAAAGGGCTTGATTTTCTCGGGAAGACAATTGTGTGGGTGAAAGATAATGCAAATTGGTTAATTCCTGTGCTTAGCGGATTAGTAGCAGCATTTACAGCATTTAGCATAATATCAACGATTGTTAATGCGTGGCAATCATATAAAAGGGTTGCGGAAGGTGTTAAAGCAGCACAAAGTGCGCTTAATCTAACAATGTCAGCTAATCCGTTATTTATCGTAATTGCGGCAATAGGTGCTCTTGTAGCTGCAGGCGTTGCACTTTATAAAAACTGGGACACAGTAAAAGCGGCTGCTCAAAGTCTATGGGATAAGATTACATCGGTATTTAATGGCATAAAAGACGCTATTACAGGGGCATTTGAAACCGTAAAAAACAAGTTATCTCCTATATTCGATTGGATAAGCGGAAAGATAAACGATTTTAAAAACGGATTAACAAATATTCCGCTCATAGGAAAAGGAATACAGAAAATAACAGGATGGGGTGAAGATGAAAAAGCACCGGGACACGCAACCGGAACGCCTTATTTTGCAGGTGGCTGGACAAAAGTAAACGAGGGCGGAAGAGGCGAATTGATTAAGCTGCCTTCCGGTGCAAAAATTTATCCTGCGGATAAGACAAACAAAATGCACCCGAACGGCAAAAAAGTTACAATCAATAATTTGAAAATTGAAGTGAAAGGCGGAGATGATCCGCATGAAACAGGAAGAATAATAGCAAAAGAATTTTTGGAGGCATTGGAGGCTGTATAAATTATGGACATAGTTTTTTCGATAAATAACAATGCTGAAATAATGGTATTACCCGTAGCTCCGGAATGGGAAATTTCAGAAGACCAGGCAAATGAAACGTACAACGGCCTGTCATTCAACATACGAATGATAGGCAATCCTGGATTGCGAACGTTGGAAATATCGTCCTTTTTCCCATCGAAAAAATATCCGTTTGTAAATCCGTATGCTGATATAAATCCGCAGGCTTACATTGACTTTTTTCGAAGAATAAAGACAGAGCACATTCCGGCAAGAATAGTGATAACAGACAAACAAAGTGTTGAAAGGCTCAATATGGCGGTATCTATAGATAACTTTGTGTATAAATACAGAACGAACGGCGATGCGGATTTTTCGGTATCAATGACAGAATATATTTTTTTATAGGCGGTGAAATATCGTGATAAAAATAATATTAAACAGGTCGACAGATATTACCGCTTTTTGCGGAAATGTCAGTATAACGGATAATATGGACAGCATAACGGTTGAACTGTCCTTTTCGGTTGCAAAAAATCCGAGAGATAAATATATAACCGCCTCATGCCCGAATATAACACCGGGAGATAAGATCGATGTTATAGGCGATACAAGAGAAATGTTTAGCGGAATTATTATAGAAGCTAGCATATCGGGAGAGTATACCGCTTTTGACTATGGGTTTTATCTTTCGAACAATGATGTGATTATTCAGTTCAACAAAACACCATGTACAACAGCTGTACAACAGCTGTGTTCAAAGGCAGGATTGCCACTCGGAAACCTTCCGGCACTGTCCGGAACGATCGACGGATTATATATTGAAAAGTCTGTGCTTGAAATACTGCAAGAAATTATTGAGGTTTCAACCGCAGCAACCGGAAAAAATTTTTTTATGAGAGTTAGAAACGGAGCACTGAATATATATGAATACCCACAAATATTGACCTTTGCGAAGCACCGATTTGAAGCGGGAAACGAACTGGACATAACTTACGCATTGGGCAGCGTGGACGGCTCTGACAGTGCAAAAGACATGAGAAACAATATAGTTGTTGTTTCGGAAGACAACGGGGCGGCGAAAGTCCTTGCAACTGCTAAGAATGATGAAGCTATAGCTAAGTTTGGAAAGCTGACAAAAACTATTAAAAAGTCCAGTGATGAGGAAAATCCGAAGACTAAAGCGGATAACACATTAAAGGAGTTTGGAAATATACAGAAGACCAGAAGTGTAGGAGATATGCTTGGCTCTGAGGCGGTAACAGCAGGAGTTCTGCTATTATTTTCTTCTGATAAATACGAATTAAAAGGCGCTTATATGGTGAAATCTGTAACACATACATTTGGAGCAACACACAGAATGTCATTGGATTTGGAAAATGCGGAGGCGGTATAATGCAGGATTATGCTTTGAAAATGGCAAAAGCTATAAAAAAGGAAGGACGCAAGAACCGGAACAGCCTCACTTTTATCATCGGAACGATAAAAAAACAAGAGCCGATGATTGTTGAAGCATTGGACGGAGCTGCAGTCTTTACTGAAAACGATAACCTAACACTGACAGAGGACATAAAAAACAAAATGATTTCAGATCCGGAAAGAAAAGAATATATCGGAAGAAGGGTATTAATTATAGGAATGTCCGAAATGGTGGTTTTTGATGTTTTACAATAAAAAAGGAGGCGAAATATATGTTTCCTATTGAAAATAAAACAATTGAAGAGGCGAAGGCGGCAGTTCAAACTCCTAATCCTGTTGAAGGGATAGGGCGAAGCATGAGTTTTGATTTTGATAAGCGTCAATTCCTATTTTTGAACGGTGTGGCCGAAGAATTAACACAGACAGAAGCAGTTAAACAATGGTTGGAACTTATGTGCCGTACTTTACCGAATAAATATGCAGTTTATGGAAACAGCGGATTTGGAGTAGAAACTGATGAAATAATAGGTTACAAGTCATTACCAAAAGGTTTCTTGTATTCGGAAATTCAGAGACAGATTAAAGAAAATTCAAAAATGGTGCGTTGCATAAAAAATATTATCAATTTTTCTGCAGAAAACATCGATGGAGAACTGAACATATATTTTACAGCTGTTCTTTACACAGGGGAAGAGGTGAGTATAAGTGCAAAAAACATCTGAACAGATTTTGGATGATATGTTGACAGCCATGCCGAATACATACGCAAAAACAATAGGTTTTCCTGTATATGATTTACTCAATTCAGTAGCTATTGAAAGCGAAGAGCTGTATACCAGGGCGGAAGAAATAGAAGCTAAATTGGATATTGACAATTTGCAAGGCGAAGAATTAACAAAACGAGTATACGATTTAACAGGAATAACCAGACGGTCTGCGGTTAAGGCGATAGGAGAAGTTATGGTAGCCGGAACTGCCACAATCCAACCCGGAACACTCTTTTCAACTGTGAATAACATTCTTTTTGAAGTAACAAAAATGACAATAATAAAGGGATCGGGCAAAGTACCAATAGAAGCGGTGGAGGCAGGAGCGGAGGGAAACGTAGGGGCAGGAGCTATTATAAAAATTCCCGTTTCAATTCCGGGTGTTCTTTCGGTAAAAAATGATGAGCCGACAAGAAACGGTTATAGAGAAGAAAATGATACTGAATTGAAGCAAAGATTTTATGATGAATTACAAAAACCTGTCATTTCGGGGAACGAAGCACACTACGAACGATGGGCGTTAGAGGTGGCAGGTGTTGGCCGTGCAAAAGCTTTTGGATTAGCATTCGGCGACAATACTGTTGAAGTTTGTATTATAGGAAATGACGGACTTCCTGCCTCACCGGAACTTGTATCTTCGGTACAAAGATATATAGATCCGCAGGGAGCCGGAAAAGGAGAAGGGCAAGCACCTGCTGGCGCATACTGTACTGTTACGGCAGCTAAAGAAAAAAGGCTGAATGTTGATGGAAAATTGACACTGTTGCAAGGTTATACGCTTCAAAATGTATCAGAGGCAATAAAGACAAATATAAAAAATATTCTGCAAGAAAAGGCGTTTACGGTTGACTATATTAGTTATGCGTTGATTGCAAATACAATATTCAACACACCCGGTGTTATAGACTACAGCAATTTAACGATTAATTCAGCAACGGCAAATATACCGATTGGAAGCAGAGAAGTAGCAACACTTGGGACGGTGAACTTAGTTGAATAAGGATATAAAAGAAAAGCTTATAACGAATAATAACAAACTCTATCAAAAGGCTATCTTTGTAGATGATTTTTATACAGTTGTTGCGGTTGTTTTCGAAAGTGTTCTGTCTAGGTTAAACGAAACCGAAAGACAACTCTTTTTTGATACGATGGGGACGGTTGGAATTGAAATTTTTGAAAAATATTTAGGCATTACATCACCGATCGGCGCAAGCATAGAAGAACGAAGAAACAATATAAAAGCAAATTGGCTGGCTACAAGAGGTAAAAAATTTACTTTAAAGATGATAGAGGAAATTTGTTTGGCGTGGGACAGAGGTCGTGTTGATGTATCGTTCACTTCCGGAAAAATAAAAATAGCTTTTTTGGAAATTTACGGAGTTCCTTCGTTTATTGAAAATTTGAAAAAAACTATTGAAAAAATCAAACCTGCACACTTGCCATATGAGTTTATTTATCAATTGCATACATGGGGAGATGTCAAAACTCATACATGGGAATTTTTCAGAACTCATAATTGGGAATTTGTAAAAAGTGGGGATTGGGTAAACGGATAAGGGGGAAAGAAAAGTGGCAACAAAGACGACACATTACAAAATGGAAAAACCGGATTATGTTGATCCTGCTGATGTCAGTGCATTTAATAGAAATTCAGATATAGTTGACGACGCACTATGGCAGTTGGCCAATACGGGGACGGACAATAACATCATCTCCATTGAAGGCAGTCCGACGAAAAAGGCATACTTCGAAGTTGGAACAGACGGCATATTGAGAGTAAAGGAGGCGTAAGACATGGCAACAGGAGATATATTGGCGCAGGTGGCAGACCAGAGGACAGTTGAAGAAATTAAAAACAGCATTGGCGAAGGTTCTGGTAAAACACTGAATAACAAACTGGACAGTATACTTGCGCTTACTTCAAAAATTGGAATAGACGCAAACGGCATATATGTCATGACAGAATGAGGTGTAATAAATGGCTAAAATTTATCTGGGAAAAGAAGAAACGGTTGAGCTAATAAAAGAAATAATAGGAACGATGTCCGATGGTCCAACGGATGTTATAAACAATACCCTCATGGCAAAGGCTAAATATCTTTTACAGGTTTTGGAAAGCGGCATTGACGATAATAATTTTGGAACACCGATAAAAATAGTATCCGATTATAAAAGAGGCACTAAGGTTACTGGAAAAGGGTATCTATTTGTTTGTGGTTACAATGGGTATTTTAGTTCAATCTATGTAGACGGAAAACCGATATCGCAATTTGCCTCTTCCACAATTGAAAGAGATTATAATACGGTCGCTGAAAAAATCCCCTTCAAAAATTCGGTTGAAGTTAGGACGGACCTGGATCCGAGTGGAGACGCTGCTCCTATAGTAGCGGTATGTTATTAAATTGGGAAGTGAGTTTATGCAAAAATATTTAGCGGAAGAGCAGAGCTTGAAAGCTGTTAAAGATGTTCTTGGAAATAAAAATGATAAAAACAATACAAATCTTTGTGGATGTATCAATACATTTTTAGATTCATTGATAAATCAAACGATAAAGATTAATTCTCCAAAACCTATATTGATAAAAAACTTCGGGGCAAGTGCAAAAGAGCCTGTTACTATTACAGGCAAAGGAAAAATTGTTTTTTTCTCTACGAATACAGGCGGAAATACAGATCAGTTTATGGCTGTCGTAGCTTCAGTTGATGGAATAACCCTGAATAATAAACTTTGGATGGATAGGACAGGGCGTTGTGAAGTAGAGTTTAAAAAATCTATAACAATTACAAATGTAGCGGAATTACCGTACAGCGCAGGAAGTGCGGCGGTGGTTGCTTATGTTTATTAGAAGGAGGTGAGCGTTATGAAAATCGAAGAGAGAGTTAAAAAATACATTGACGATGAAGGTAAAAGGCATGAGTATACAGAGGTTGTACAAATAAATGAAGATGGTACGGAAATAATAAGGGCTACTGTAGATAGGGTGCTTAGTGAAGAGCCAAAACCTGAACCGCAACCATCTCAGCTTGACCGAATAGAAGAGAGTCTTAAAACCTCTTTCTCGGAGGCGCAGCAGACAGCCATAGATAAATATACAGAGGAACTTTTAGAGGGAGGCATACTATGAGTACACTGGTGGAGAGCCTTAAAAGGCTTTATTTAAAAGGAAGTGTTGCCAAATCCAAAATAGAGGACTTGGCTTTAAGCGAAAAGATTACAGCGGAAGAAAAGAACTACATAATATCAGAACAGAACATTTAATAAATAAGGAGGAATACACATGAAAAAATTAATCGAAATGAAAACTATCGAAAAAGACGGACACCACATGTTTACCTACGAAAACGGCATTAAGACACCAATCCCCGATGACGGTGTTGTGTTCTGCTATTTGGCAGAGGAAACGGAAAAAGGACGTATGTTAAAAGTTACAGACTTCCCCGATAGAGCAGGAAGCATTGACGGTAAGTTTGTTATTACAGATGAAATCGAAAACGGAAACGGTAAGCCTAAAATCAAAGGTACAAACTATGACGTTTGGGGCATAGGTAAAGACGAAAGCGGTACATACGTCATCGAAAGCGCAAGAGGGGACAAGTTCTATATCGAGGGCGGTAAGAAAGTTACTGTTTCCCACCCGAATAAAGGCAGAAAGAAAGAAGCTATGGAGCTTATCCATGAAGTCTACAAGATGTTAGTTTAATAGGTCGGGCGGTGTAACAACCGCCCTTTCTTATAGGGAGGAACGCCATGACATGGGAGATATTAGCAGGTCTTTTTGTGCTGATAGGCGGCATTATTTCAATCGTTACACCGATTGTAAAGCTGACGAAATCAATAACGGAATTGACGGTTAAGGTTGATGAGTTTGCACATCAGATGGACAACCAAGCAAACAGAAGCAAAGAAGCGCACAAAAGGCTTTGGGAACACAATGAGGAACAGGACGATAAGTTACAGGAACACGAGATAAGAATAAGTAATCTGGAAAATAAGGAGTGATAAGCATGGATATAGGATATTTAACAAAATACGCAGTACCGCTTATTGTCGGTATATGCCTTTGCGTAGGATACATAATCAAAAACATGATACCCAGTGATAAGATTAACCGCTTTATCCCTTTAATCATGGGTATATTAGGCGTTGTTCTTAATGTATGGGTAAACATGGACTTCACCGCGGAAATCTTACTTGCGGGACTTTTCAGCGGATTATCGAGTACGGGATTATACGAATTATTCAGGAACCTTATAGGGGGCAATACAAATGACTTGCAGAGATATAAATGAGCTTACACCGTTGGCGCAGAGGGCGTGCAGGCTGTTTATGGAGACTTGCAGGGCGGAGGGGTTGGACATATTCATAACCGAGACATACCGCTCACAGAAACGGCAGAACGAACTATGGGAACAGGGCAGAAATAAGCCGGGCAAGATTGTTACATGGACAATGCACAGCCGTCATACAGACCGCAGAGCGTGGGATATAGCCTGTAACGGAAGTAATCTGTATGATAGAGCTACATTAAAAAAAGCGGGCAGAATAGCCGAAAACTTAAGTATAACATGGGGCGGCACATGGGTAACGCCCGATATGCCACACTTTGAAATAACGGACAACTGGAAAGCTCCCAAGGAGGAAGAAGAAATGACACAGGAACAGTTTAATAAATTTATGGACAATTGGCTTGCGGAAAGAAGAAACCTCCCCATAAGCGATTGGGCAAAGGAAGAATTGGAACAAGCCAAAGCGGAAGGTATAACAGACGGAACAGCTCCACAGGCATTTGCCACAAGGGAACAGGTGGCGGCAATGATTTTGAGGAGTAAAGATAAGTAAACATATAAACCTTTCCGATGAACGTCCCCAAAACTTTATCGGAAAGGAATTGATAACATGGATAGTTTTATCGGATGGATAGGCGGCAAGAAAGCGTTAAGAGATACAATTATATCTCACTTCCCGGAGGAAACGCCAAAGAGATATATAGAAGTATTCGGCGGTGCAGGCTGGGTAATGTTCAGAAAAGAAAAAGTATCGGGGCAAATGGAAGTATTTAATGACATAGACGGAAATTTGATAAATTTGTACAGGTGCATTAAATATCATCCGGAAGCTGTAAAGAAAGAACTGGAATACATAATTTCATCAAGAGAGCTGTTCTATGATTTTAAGGAACAGGTTAATATGAGAGGTATGACGGATATACAGAGAGCAGCCAGATACTTCTACTTAATAAAAGTAAGTTTTGGCTGTAAAAAAGGTACTTTTGCAACAAGACCAAAGCGGCCGGAATTGCCGTTAAATAGGTTTGAGGAGATACAGGAAAGACTTTCGGGAGTTGTTATCGAAAATAGGGATTTTGAAGAACTGATAAAGTTATATGACAGTTGCGAAGCATTGTTTTATCTTGATCCGCCATACCATACAACAGAAAAGTACTATAAAGGGACAGATGGAAATTTCTTTAACACAGAGGATCATATAAGGCTTAAAGATTGTCTGGATAATATAAAAGGAAAGTTTATACTGTCATATAACGATGATGAGTTTATAAGAGATATGTATAAAGAATATAATATCAGCGGAGTAGAAAGAAATAATCTTTTGATGTCATACGGAAACTCAAAAAAGTTTAAAGAATTGATAATAAAAAATTTCTGATAGTGGGATAGAAAAATGAACGCCTGTTGCTTTATATTAAAGTAGGGACGTTCGTTGGAAAGAGAAAAGAGCCTGAGTTGGTTATTACCGATTTAGGCTCTTTTTTATATTGATAGGTCGGAAAAACGGAAGTTTGCATGTAGTGCTATTGTACGGAAAGTATATATTATCTATACAGGGTTGCAATATACACATATTTATCGTACAATGTAGAACGTTGGGTCTAAACATTTGTTGAGGGTATCGGCGAAATGGGGGTAGTATAATTCGGAGGATATTATGTGTTATTCATTATGTAAGGATGTTGGAATTTCGGAGAACGGAGGGACATACCTAACATACGGAATAAAAGTCTTCTGTAAGGAAGGGGTTAAGCTTATAGAAGACGTTTCAACAGATTACTATTTTGTAAAAAGTATAGTTGACAGATTTACAAAATTTAAACTCGATCCTGTTCACATATACGAAGCGATACAAGACGCTTTTGCAGAATATTAATTTATTGGGAGTGGCAATTGCAACCACTCCCCAATTTTTTATTTGTAAATACAAAATTATATATACTATGTGCATGGGATTTGGCTGTAATGCCGCCGGAGTAACGGGGTGCAGGATAATTGATTCCGAAAGAGAACGCCTGGTGGCAATAATAACGAACAATTTTGTACCGTGCAACGGAAGATTTCCTACGCTCATATCAATAATAACAATGTTTTTTACAGGATATGTCATAGGAATAAAACAGACGGTTTTTTCAGCTCTTATTCTTTGCCTTATAATAATGCTCGGCATTGCGGCTACGTTCGGAGTATCGTGGTTTCTGACAAAAACAGTACTGAAGGGTGTTCCGTCATCGTTTATACTGGAAATGCCGCCTTACAGACGTCCTAAGATAGGTGATGTTATAGTGCGGTCCGTATTTGACAGAACTATTTTCGTACTTGGGAGAGCAATAAGTGTAGCCGCTCCTGCAGGTATTGTAATATGGCTTATGGCTAATTTGAAAATAGGGGATGTTACAGTACTTGCGGCGTTTTCGAATTTTTTGGATCCGCTCGGCAGGCTTATGGGACTTGACGGCGTTATACTGACGGCGTTTGTACTTGGTTTTCCCGCCAATGAAATAGTCGTGCCGATAATGATAATGGCATACATGCAGACAGGAGTATTGACAGATATGTCAAGTCTTGCAGAGCTTAAAAACCTTCTTACGGCAAACGGATGGACTTGGATAACCGCCGTAAGCATGATGTTGTTTTCGCTTATACATTGGCCGTGTTCAACTACTATGATGACAATTAAAAAAGAAACGGGAAAATGGAAATGGACGATATTATCGTTTTTAATACCGACTGTTATGGGAATAGCCGGATGTATTATTTTTTCTAATATCGCAAAGATATTTATATAAACAGAACCGCAG